ATACCACTAAGGATGAGTTGTGCAATACCGTTATCCTTCAGTTTAGAAGCACCAATGACTTCAGAACCAAGAAACAATGCAAAGAAGACAAGTACCTCATACGACACTTTAAGGCCAAAAATAGTAAGCATGATTAACTCCAGGGAAGACCAGCAGCTTTACTCGGCTGGCGTTGTTCATCAAGTTCTGCTTGAAGTGCAGTTTCAATATCGCTGACTTTCTCAGCACCAAGTTTTTCTTTGACCCAACCCACAACCAAATCAAGGGTCAGATCAGCAAAAGGAATCAGTTCACTTTCAGGTCGCTCAAGGCCAATAGATCCATAGGCACCAGCCGAATAGGTGCCGTCTTTAGCGTCAACGGTATAATGGGCGGTGAATACGTAGCCGTCGCTGGTTTCGCGTTCCAGTTGGGCAATGTTCCAGGTAAAAATGGTAGACATGGGGTTGATAGTGATAGGTAAAGTGTAAGCGGGGTGCGTCAGTAGCGAATCATTAGTTGGCCCGTGCTGGTGCGGTAAACATCGCCTGCAGCTAAACCACCGGTAGTTGCGGCTGCGTTGTCTGCATATACAGGTGCGTTGGAGAAATTGATAATGCCGCTGCTCTTGATTCTCATTTGCTCCGTGCCACTGGTTTGAAGAATATGTGCGGAACCATTTAGCGTAAGCGGCGCATAAGACGCAGTGCCCCTATTAAATGCAATTACCGTTGGCGAACCTGACGCAGACGGCACAATCTCAAGACCCTCTGCTCCGGCGCTGGAAACGACAAGCGCGTTTTGAGGACTGCTCGTCCCAATCCCCACCTTCCCATCGGGCGTGATGCGCAGGCGTTCGGTTGCAGAACCGCCCCCTTCTCTTGTGCCAAAGGCTAGAAACGCGTTGCCCGTATCACCTTGTTGATCTGTTGAGCGAATAAACGCCTTTTCTACAGGCGTAGATCCATCAGCAGTCACGCCTACAAAACTTAGGCGCATGTCCTTTGGAGACGCGTTACTTCCGGCGGAGACGGCTCGAATACTTACTGTAGCCCCAGAGGTTGTTCCTACTTCTAAGTTAGCTGTAGGGCTGCTCGTCCCAATCCCCACGCGGCCAGAGCTGTCGATGCGCAGGCGCTCGGTGTTACTTGTCCAAAGTCCCAGTGTTCCACTTGCAATCTGGTTGATTCGCAGATCACCAGGTAGCGAGATAATACGTGCTTGCTGCGTCGAGGAAGTGTAGAAATCAAAATAGGTGCCGTTTGTATCGCTGAGCTGAACTGAATTGAAACCTGCAACGTCTACTGGCGTCATGCCAATGCCAACATTCCCATTCGCATCAATAAACAACCGCCCAGTGCCATTCGTAGAAATGCCAACCGTATTCGTCCCCGGCAAATACAAGCCATTTGTTGGCTCTGTACTGCTGGTCGGAATAAGACTTGCAGCAGTGTTGGTGCCAGTGGTGGTTACGTTCTGACTACCAAAGTTTGGGCTGATTTTTGTACCAGCAATAGCAGCACTGGTGTTTACATCAGCGTTGACGATGGTGCCATCAGCAATCTTTGCAGAAGTAACAGCACTATCTTGAATCATTGATGTCGCTACAGAATTATCCGGAAGCAATGCGTTAAGCACTGCATTCTTCGTTTCCTGAGTAACATAAAGGTTTTGAGTAAAATTATTATTTAGATCAGCAGCCCTAATAGCTGAACCTGAACTAAATGTAGCACTCAGCGTACTGTCATCTGTTTCACGGTAGACGCGAATATTACCTGTTCCTGCAGTTGGTGCATTACCAGCAGTGAACAATACTTGCCCACCATTTTTAGTTGTATAATTAAGGGCTTGTAGGTTATAATGAGTACCAGCTGTTTTTAATGTACCATCAACAGTAACCTTAATATCAGTTGATTCAAGCCATTTAAAAGTAAAGGTAAATGGACCTAAATTAGATCCATTACCGTTAAATGTATCCTGTGTAATTGCCATTTAAGTTATCGGTACATTTGAGTTAGTTTTTCAATTTCTGCTTTACGACGATCAGCAGCTCTTGCAGCATCATCGATGCGACCTTGCCTCATCATATTTTTATTGATCAAGGATTCTTGAATAGAACGCCACATTGGTTCATTTTCTTGCTGCATACGGAGTTCAGCTGCCTTCTGAGCTTGAGACATAATGTCATTCATCACAGAATACACTTCACTTTGAGCTGCTTGAATCTCTTCAGATGGGCGACCTTGAACACGCATAGCACGAATACGATCCAACTGATCATTGTACTTCTTATTCTTGCTAAGCTTATCAAATTCTTTCCACAACTGTTGTTCACCGATGTACCGATACAACGTTTCACGTTCTTCTGGTGTGTACTCGTGGTTACCAGTGCTATCTTTACGAATCATCTGTACACCATCCCAACCACTATCAATAAGCCATTGCCTCCAAGGCTCTGTACCTTCACTGATCTTAACTGGATTAACAGCATTAAGAGCCCGAAGTACAGGGTTATCAATATCATTAAGTGGCTTACCAGTGTAGATATCAATCTGTTCTGGAAGCTGACTGGAAAAGCCTGGTACCTTATTGGTTACATAACCGATGAGATCATTGTAAATATCCTTCTGGGAGTTTGTGATAGCGTTAGAGACAACACCAAGAGCACCTGACATAGGAATAGCAGCTCGTACTTCATTAGCCAGGAACCTAGAGATTGCAGTCTCATCACCATTAGCAACGGCTACAACAGGCTCAAGACCAGCCACCCAGGACTTATTAACAAAGGTAGCAGAAAGAGTCCAAGCAAGCTTGTCTACAAATGACTCAGTAAGGGTAGAGCCAATATCACGTGAGTAATAAGCAATGTCACCAACAAGAGTAAGGATAGTGTCTAGTGGTTCATAACCTGCGTAGCTAACCCAGTTACCACCAATGTTGATGGTCTTAGGTTGCCAACCAAAGTTATCCCTGAGCTTCTTGCGTTCACCAGGATTAACAGGACCATTACCCCGAATGTTACCACCAAGAGCATAACCCATCATAGAGGTAGACAGAAGAGCACCAAAAGCTACACGACCACGATATTCAGCCTCAAGACCCTTGAAGATAGCCATACCATTAGGTACACCATCATACGCAATACCGTGCTCCATGAGAGCATCTTTGATTTTATCAATGTCATCACCAGCCCACAGCACCTTAGAATACCTGTTCATACCAGGCAAGGTAGCAATAGGTGTGTATGACATAGCCATCTTGACACCGTTGACACCAGTTTTAGGGAACATGAAGAATGGCTTCAAGATAGGCAGCTTATTAACACCACGACTCAACCATGTAGCAGTCTCATCATCAAGGTTAAGTGCAATTTCACCAGCAGCATGTTTAGCAGCAGCATCAGTAAGATTACCCATAGCATCAAATGCTTCGTTATAAGCAATCTTTTCTGCCTTGGCTAGTTGTTGAGCAAGCTCAGCACCTCTGTAACCAATACTGAATACTTCATCCCAAGCCCTAGCACGAGCCATTTGAGATGCTACAGTAGTCTGTACAAAGGCATCAGCACTAATCATTGCATTAGTACCGTACTTAGTCCATCGCCAATTACCTAAGTCATACAGGAATCGAGCAGAACGATACTGGAATAGACGACCCCAGTTACCATCCTTTTCCCATACCTGTTCCATATCAGCAAGGGTATCCCAAAGGTTAGGGTTATAGTCAGTAACAAGATCTTCACGTGCTAATTCACGGAAGTCCATCTGAGCATCATTACCCCACTTACCATTATTCCAGGTACGCTTAAAGGTATCCCAGGAATCAGCAACTGCTCGCTTATTAGTCTGCCAGAATGCACCGTAGACATGGGTTGCCTTGCGTAGGTCATCAACAGTATTCTTACCCATGAGCATCCCGATACCAGTACCGAGGAATGCGTTACTTGTACGGAGAGTAAGTGCAACAGTGTTACCAGTAATAGCTTTAAGGGCTGAGATACCAGACAGCATGTTATTATAACGCACTGCCCATACACCTTGTGCAAAGGCATTAAGACCCTCATCACCACTCTTAAGTAGACCCATGGGGCTGAGTTGATTAGCACTCCACTTCATCAACTTATCGAGCGTATCTACATCACCTTTAGATAGTGCAAATGCATCAATCAACGGTTGTGCAGCATCAGGACGATCACGAGCAATGGTACGGATCATGTCTCGATAACTTTGTGCCTGAACATTCTTCTCTTGTACCTTAAGATCGAACTGCTCAGTAATCTGACGAATAGCAGCTTCCTTATCAGGAGATGCTTTAAGAAACTTCTGCCAACGATCTTGATTCTTAAGTGCCCAACCTGCGATGTACTTATTAAGAGCGTACTCTTCCATAAGGAAAGCAAGTCGATCACCAATCATCTCAGTAGTACGGCTAAGATCAGCAGTTTCAGGGAATGCCTTATAACCTTCAGCAATGTCAGCTACTTCACGTCCTACTGTATCCATAGCACGGGCTGATGTTTCAGTAACAACTTGACCGATGTACTTATCAGTCAACTCACGCATAGCATAACCAATAGCTTCTGCTTGCACATCATTAACATACTTAATGGTACGACCATCAAGCAGGTTCTTTACATCACGGTTATCAAGGAACAGGTTCTTAAGATCCGATACCTTATCAGTACCAATAATGTCGTTGTAGATCTTCCACGCAGCATCACTCATCTGTGCTTTAGTGTATCTAAAGCCCTCTACAGTTGCATCAAAGTTACCTGTAGCACGGGTACCTTCTGCCAGGTCTTCAATGATGTTACGCGATACAGTATTACCCTTGCTGAGGTCATAGTAAGCCCTTTCCGATAGAATGGGAGCAGGGGTACCACCACTGTTACCGAGTTTAATAGCAGTAGTATCTGCCATATTACGGGCAATATTACCAGGAGGAATGCTAAGAGCAGCAGTAGAACCCTCAGGGAACATGTTAGGTGTAACCATAGGGTCTACACCACCAGCCCCTTCAGGATCGTCCATAAGGCGTCCCTTTCCTACTTCATCGATCTGACTATCACGGCTGATCTGTTGACGCTCTACAAACGATTCTAGGGGGCTCTCAGTGAGTTCTGACGCACCACTGTTGGCGTACTGTGAAGACAACCTACCACTTTCACTATCCAATGCCTTGATTTGACTATCTAATTCGCCTATGATATCCAACTGTGCCCTAAGTGTTTCTTGATCCAGGGCAGGTGTAGAAGCTACTTGATCTCGTTGTTGTTGTAACTCCATGCGTTGTGTATCGATCTCAGACAACCGAGTAGCAGTAGCAGAGTCTGCATTAACAAGAATCTCAGAAGACATAAACTCCCGAGCTGTATTATCATTTGGCTTGAACCAATCCATTACTCCACGACCTGCAGCAGCAGAGTAACCAATGATATCACCAACAATACTAAGACCAGCTGATTCATAGATGTTACGTTGACGACGCTGTTCAGGAGTATCAGTATCTTTAGTAACCAAGGCATCAGGAACAGGCAACCAAGGTGCTGCTTCCTTTACAAAAGTCGATACCGTCTCACCCTCAGATTGATCGCTAATAACGTTAACGGCAACATCACCAGCAAGGTTGATACCAAGTGCAGCTAAACCACGAGCAATAGGGCCACCAACCATACCAGCAGTACCCAGACCAGAGACAGTACCTACACCAATACTAGGAGCAAGGATAGAAGCTACTTCTCTGACCTTTTGAACACCAGGATTCTTGAACTTTGTCTTAGCATCCCAGGCATCATCAATCCACTCAGCACCAGGGATACGTCCAATAACATCCATTCCAAAGTCAGTCATACCCATAGGTACAGCAATGGTGCTTTCCACACCTTCTCTAATAGCTGTACCCACCCTATCCATTAAGGAAGGCTCTTGACCTTGGGGTTTACCACCACCAGTTAGCTGCTGAATTGCTTGCTGTTGAGGTGATTTAACAGGTTGTACATTACCAGCAGCTTTGTTTTGAGCTGGTGTAGCCTCCCGATACATCGTCTCAGGAGCAGTCTTTGGATTATAAGCTGGAGCTGCCTGTTGTAGGGCTTGCTCTTCAGCAAGTGCTTCAGCTTCTAGGCGCTTCAGCTCTTCTTCATCCACATAGGGTGTTTGTGTCATACTGATTTACCATGCAAGAAACTGAAACGCCGTCCATCCGGCAGTTGAATAACCAATTTATCTCCGTGTTGTGTACGAGTTTTAGAGACAATACGTGCTCCATTTTGTAGGAACACCTTAGAACCTTTAGCTGTGCCATAGTCAATACCATGTGAACCACGGGCTACATGACCAGCAAAGGTATCAGTAACAGGAATACGACTCAAAGGAACACGTCCAAATTGAGGATCATCAACAACCACAAAGTTATCAAGAGCTTTAGCTGAAAACTCCCTAGCAAACTCATTGGTAGGTGTGTTAGGGTTATCCTGTTGTTTAACATCTAGGTGAGGACCAGTAGAGGTAGGCCCAATGTTATCTGTAATGTAAGCAAGAGTGGGACGCATGAATGCTTGGTTACGTGCAGGAGGTGCAGGGTTATAAGGTTGATCCACATTAACACCCATCTGCTGCATAACACGAATGATCTTATTAGGATAGGCAGCCTCACCACCAGCATAGCCACCAGCTGCAATAGCTTCAATAGCTTGACGTGGTGTCTTAGCTTGTGCTAGACCAGGAGCATACCTAGGATCAGTCATGAGGTTCATGAAGTCCTTAGCAGACTCAAGCGGTGAAGCATAATCCCTCCAGTAGGAACCATTCTTCATGGTACCTTGACCAGGACGTGCCTTAATGTTAAAGACGTTATTCTTACCACTGGTGTATTTACCCCATCCACTCTCCAGTGCCCACATAGCACCCATCACTTGTGGGAACTTAAACCCAGAAGCAGTACCAAGAGACACAACATCAGCATAGCCATTGTTACCTGTACGTACAGTAGCAGGTGCACTACCACTACCAATAATAGCAGTGTTAAGGCGATCTTGAGTAAGTGGTTGATCTAAGATACGACGCAGTGTTGGATCATTGATTTGATTTAGTTGATCCCTAAATCCAGGTTGTATTCTACCAGGAAGATTAGCAGCATTAAGCTGTGCATTAAGGATCTGAGTAGGAGTCATACCAGGGACTGCCCTAGACAAATCAGTATAGATCTGAGGGATAGAGATCGGTTTACCAGAAGTAATACGATTATTAATGTCCTTAAGCAATGCAGGGCTAGCCAGTACTTCAGTCTTAACTACATTAGGGTTAGCACGTACTTTCTTAAAAACCTCAGAAGAGTTAATTACATCAATAGCAGTAGGAGCACCAGGATGCTTACCAGGAGTAAACGCTGCATAAAATGCCTGTGTTTGTCCAGTTTTAGCTTGAGAAGAGGAGATAACAGCAAATGCCCCCTTCTTACCTTCAATAGCAGTTAGTACATCAAGACGTGCTTTAGCAGCAGCAGTAGCTGGCTCCATCGTCTTAGCATAACGCTGAAATGCTTTAGTGTACAACTTAAGTGCATAGTCAGAAGCACCACGTAGACTGTAGTGAGCACTACGATTAGTACTATCACCAATTAAGTTTTGCTTAAGTGCATCAGTAAGTTCAGCCTTGATGGTTTCCGATGAGATACCAGAATCAGAACGCTTTTGATCCAACTGTTGAGCACGTGTTCGCCATGTCTCACGTACTTCAATCGGTACACCAGGTTGATCTACATCATCAGCACTAAGAGTACCTAGTTCATACTGCTCTCTAAACTGCTTTGTCCAGAAGTCAGCATTTTGTTGCTCAGTAGTAAAGGCAAGATATGCTTGAAGACGATCAGTTGAGATACCTTTTGTCTTAGCTTCTTTAATGATAGAAGTAAGCGTCTCTTCGTTAGGGTTATTGTTCTTGATCCAATCAAGCAGTTGCTCTTCTTGCCTTTTGTTCTCTCTACGTTCTTGAGCATCAATGATTTGGAACTCAGCTTCCTTATCCTTTTGACGATCAGTAAGCAGTTGATCATACTCAGCCTTGAACCGATCCTTCATGCTACCCTGATCGGTCATAGCATTAGACCAGATCTGTTCTACCTGTTGATCAGAGAACAGTGTAGTATCAGAGGTAAGCTTAATCAGTTCATCCCTAGCACCCCTACGACCCAATGGGGTAGCACCATCTTCAGCGTATGTGGTAGCAATCATATTGAATGCTTCCATGAACGACTCACCAGTAGGGTTCTCTACTAGTAAGCGCTTAGCTTGGGACCTGATATCATCAGACTTATTGCGGATATCAGACTTCCTAGCAGCTTCTACAAGACCACTATAAGCTTGATTAGCACGCTGTAGGGGTTCCATGATGGCCTTTGGATTAACATCCAGTAGACCATTCTCCTTAAGGAAATCACCAAGCAACTGAGGGGCAGCAGCAAGCCGCTGTTCAGCTGTAATGATTCCTTGTTCATCCAGTTTATTTTGAGCCCATGCAGGGTAACCACTAAGGGTCTGCCTAGCATAGGCTTCAATCATACCAACATGAAGTGCCTTATTGCTGGATGCAAGGTTACTAACTAGATAGGGATTAGCATTACGTTGCTGCAAACCACTAACGATTTCATTAGTAGCTTGACCAGAAGATTTAAGTAGGGTCTTAGCAATAAGAGTATTCCTAATCTCTTCTTGAGAGATTTGACCAGATGCTACAAGATATGCACCTTGAATCTTATCAGCTTCATCCCGTTGTTTACGGTACTCAGTAATACCATCAGCAATAGTAGTACTGAATTTAGCAAGGCTTTCTAAAGCAGCAGTAGTGTTCTTACCTTGTTGAAGCTCACTTTGAATAAGTGTTTGGGCATTTACATTGATAGCCTTTTGGCGATTCTCAGCAAGCTTTGATTCCCATTGATAACTTTGATCACGATCTCTAGCTTCAATGCTGAGCTTACGTTCAAGTCCAGCACCATATTCGTCTCTTACCTCCTTAATAGCCCTACGGTTATCTTCCATACCACGTATGATACGGTTATCTCGTTCTTGCATTCTAGCAAGACCTTCCGTTGGTGCTTTAATAGGATCGAAACCTAAACTCCGGGCGTACCCTCTGTAACTTACTTGATCCATTTTTTAAATGACTTTATTTACCAGCAGCATAAATGCTTGCTGCACTACTTGCTAGCCCGCCAACGGCTCCAATCCATGAACCAGCAGAAGATGCCATAGCACCTCTAGTAGGCCTTGGACCGAAGTCATACCTTCTAAGTTTACGTGGTCTACCAGATTCAGCACTACTGACTGGTGTTTTAAGTGGCTTGGGAGGTGCAGGCAAGCGATCAGGTTTAAGCATACGGCTGGCTTCTGCTGCAAGATCAGCACCGAATCTATCGTTAGCAATCTTACGAAGAGCAGCGCCAGTATCAGCTTTAGCACTGAGTAGTGACTCAGCAAGAATTGCTTGGTTACGACCTAATGCAGCAAACTCAGCTTGCTCACCTTTCTCTGCACTCCTACCCTGTTGCCCTTTAACAGCAGCAGCACCTTCAGTTTGTAAAGCACGAATAACAATATCTTGATTCTGGAAAGCAAGTTCCTTCATAGAATCTTCTAGCTTACGGTACTCAGCTTCATTAGCGGCAACTTGTGCCATTTGGTTGAAGGTAAGTTGTTGCTTAAAGATCTGTTCAGACTTAGCATATTGCTTCATCTGAGAAGCAAATTCAAACTCTTGGATCTTTAACTCTTGCTGCCAATTCTGAAGGTTAGTAGCATCTTTGAAATTAGCAAGAGTTCTTTCATCTTGCTTATTAAGACGCCATTGTTTATTGCTGTGTTTCCAATCAGCTCTAAGGCGTTGTTTACCAAATTTCCATGACTGGAGATTTTGTCGGTATTGAGCATCAATAGCTCTATTTTGTGCATTAGTATCTGCTTGTCCGCCTATGCCACCAAGGATAGAACTAACGCCTGCAATACCAAGACTAATTAGATCCATCAGGTCCTCCTATAGAAACCAGGTGAGTATTGTCCTTCCCATTGCATAGACACAAGGCTAACAGGGAATGGAGTATTAGAAGTTACTTTCATCGTATAGTTATCAGGTCTTTGATAGATGGGTACTTTATATACAAAGGTATCCCTAAATGGTGCTGTATTAGCTATGTAGAAATCAGCAAGCTGAGCCCCACCAATACTAAACCATTCAGGCCTACTACGGTCTTTAATATTAAAATAGATATCACCACCAAGACCTGTATAGAATGCCATACGAGATGTTGTAGTAACAGCTGTAAAGTCTACACCCTGTTCACCTAGTGAATAGTAATACCTAGGTAGGATTAATTCCATGCTGTACTCATATCCAACATAGATAAAATTACCAGTTACATTACCAGGGATAGTAAAGTATGAACCGCCACCATCAGTAAGTATTGTAGCTACATTAGTGTAACCAGATTGAGTACCTGTACCATTTGGTTTAATGAGACCTACAACATATCTAATAGTTTTTGCAGTATGGAGATATGTTGGTAGATAAATTTTTGTAATATCTGTAATGTTATCATAACTAGGTGCAGTAGGTGGTACTGGTGATACCATAGTAGCATCAGTTACTTCACACCATGTATCAAGATTAGGATCTACAGTATTACCGAGACTATTAATAAGTCCACCAGTGCTAGGTGCTTGTACCAGTTTATATTGATTTGCAATATAACCCTCCGTACCACTAGTAATGACGAAGAGAACATCATTCTGGATTGCTGTATGAATCACATTAGATGGTAACAACCAACGCACCCATGCAGCCATAGGACGCTCGTCTCCCTGCTCATAGAACCTATGGATGTACATATACTTGGAAGTACGACTAGAGGCCACCCATAGGCCATTCTGGGCGCTTCCTACGGCTTCTGTGATACTTTGCGGTATCCATTCAGAAACGATCTTTGTAGTTTCAGTAACAGTAGGTGAATTACGTTGTCCTCTAACGTAGATTTCAAATGCCCTAGCCCAGCTTTGGTTACGACTGACATACAATACAGTAGAACCTAAATCAACTGGTTTGATGTACCGATCACATTCGTAGTTAGCAATAGTACTAATGGTGACATTAGCTGGTATAAATGCACCATTCTCAGCTTCCATAAGGAACTGTTGGCTATCACTAAACAACAGCAGACCCTGTGTAACAGGTACAACTGAACGTACAGTAGCTGGTTTAATACTAGCACAACTAAGGTCAATAGGATCAGCTGGTGTTTGTGTAGTTGCTGATTTATTGTAGAAGTTATAATAGTCACCAGCTTGAGACATGGAGACATTATCTTCAGTTAGGAATCCAAGTCTATTGTTGTACAAAAAAATATCTTGGATGGTACTACCTACAAAGCTAGGTTGACTGTTGGAGTCTTCATCACCTACCAACCGTGGTTCCCAAAGTAGTGGTAAGTTATTAACTGTCTCTGATCCATCCAGGAATGTAACCCTAAATGTAAGGGGACTTACTCCTGTACGGATAAGAACAACAGGCATTGTGCTTTCATTAAACCCAGTACTTACATTGGGAGCAATTGTCTCTTCCCAATATCCAGTAGAAGCTGCAGTAAATATACTAGTGTTGCCACTGGTAGTTAAACTAGTACCTGCAGTATAAGTGAATACAGTAGTGCTTGTAACAGTAACTTTATAGTTACCACTTATAGCATTGCCACTAGTAATAACAACATTTACTAGATTATCAGTTGTAAGACCATGTGGTGTTGGTGTTGTTACTGTTACTGTAGTACCAGATTGACTATAGGTACTTGCAATACCATTAGGTTGGACGTACTTAAGATAGAAGTCATCCTTATCTGCTGATGTATTATTGATCCTTACAATTTGACCAGCGAAAGCTTGTTCAGGTAGTCTTGAGAATGTATCAACCGAATCTTGGAATACACGAAGATCCTTACCAGTGACACCTGCGTAACCAGATACATTAGTATCGGTTGAAAAAGTCAGATAAATCGTGTTATCAATAATGGTTTTAGTGAAATAATTACCAGTGATAGCAGCAAAGATACCAGAAGTAACATCAGTAATTCTTAGGTTACCACCACCAGCAGATGGTGTTGTGTAATCGTAATTAGTACCGTTAATTGTTACTCTGTACAGTGTAGCGTGTTCAACGCCAGTAATGATAATAGTAGCTTGCCTCTTTGTATTATACGTAGGAGGAGTTTTAGCAGTTACTGTCTTTTCACTATTGACAATATAGGTAAAGTCGTTGATTGTGAGAGTTTTGATACTACGATAATCAGTAGTAGTAAGATAGCTTTCAATAGATGCTTGCTTACCAGCTGGATAAGATACAATAGCAGTAGCTCCAGTTAATAGGTTCCATACCCTAGGTACACCAGCAGCAGAAATAGTAGCTACATACTTTTCCTGGTTATCACGGAATATACTAAACCATGCAGCAGAATCAGCAGTGTTAGCTGTCAGACTAGCAAGTCTACCTAGAAACTTACCACCAGGCCTCTTGAGCATACCAAGAGTAATATCAGGGTAGGTATTAAGAGCATCTTTGACTTGACCCAACAGCATCTTCTCATCAGCTTGTTGGGAAACACCACCAATGAAGTTAGGTATACGTTGAGAAACTGAAGTCATCGTGCAAGTGCCTTAAATGGTTTATAGCTGCTGTAGAACCCTTCACCTTGTTTGAACCCAAACATAGTGTAATCACCTTCATTACATTCATATTCAATTACATTAGCTCTACGCCATGTTTCAAATGAAGCTAATGTTTGAGTTAAGTTTACATCACCCACCAGCCTAATAGCACAACGTGTTGCAGCTTTTGAAATGATGTAATCCTTGAAGACTTGAGGTAAATCAATGAAGTCGTAATACCAGACAACATCTACTTTGTAAGTTTTAGTTTTATCCCAAACATCTGTATGACCGATCTTATCATACAATCTACCACTCCTTACAACAGTATCGTAGTCACTGTTTTCAAATGTATCACTTAGGTCAATCTGTAGCATACTACCAGTTACTGATAGATAGCCATTAGAATTTGGAGTAAATGGATATTCAATCTCTCGATTAAATGTCCACCCCTCTGCCTGTACCTCCCGAGAGACTTGCATTAAAGTCTCATATGCAATTGCAACTTCCGGGTTGATTACAGCTTCGACAGTAGAACCATCCTCATACGTGACGGTCTGTGCCTCAATGGTGGTAACAGGCGCCTGACCAATAGACGCCAGAATTTCATTAACAGCTTGTAGCTCAGCCTGAGCGTTATTGGTATACGGCATAACGATGACGTTA